AACTTTACAGAACCTATCTGACCATTGTAGTACAGCCGCTCACCACAGGGTAGAAGTTCCGGTGATAGCACATCATTGTCGGTTTGGAAATGTGCCTCGCCGCTTACCACACCACCCCTTGTCTTATAATTACAGATAATCTCAAAGGTAAACTTATCTTTTCCCATACGCTGCATGTCTTCTTTAAGTGGCTTGCATGATCCTGCATATTCTCTCCAGTTAGATTCCTTTACTCGCTTCTTTTTTCTATAGGTATGGTAGAACTTCCTGCCAATATACTTCCTGTCAGTGACGGTGTTTGTTATCAGATAAACAAAACCATAGTAAACATCAGGATTTACCTCGCCAACCCAGTGATGCTTTCCAAACATTTAAACTATAACTTCAGCGACATCAGGTTGTTTACCTACCTGCGTAAGGTACCTCTTGCCCTGTGAATACTGGAACGCACGCAACCCCTGACCACCGTTAGCATCAGACCAGCAGTCTCTTTTATGGTCACAGTAAACACAACCAATAGCAAGCTTGCGGTTGCCAGACTTACCATCAGGTATATCGGCATAGCACTTATCAGGTATAGTGCTGTCTGCAACCACCGCTTTAAGGTGCTTAATTCTTTCTCTGGCATTAATCATCTCCATACTGTGAAGCTGTGACAAACATATTTCCCCGGTGGATTTATTAATCGCAAGGAAAGCAGCCCGATCCAGATCGTTTGCTGTTGCGTAGGCAGATAACTGTGCAACATAACCAAACGGATCATCATCAGCTAACTTATTATATTTAAACTTATCAAACCCCACACCGCTGGCAGACTTACAGTCAACAAGAACCCCATCAATAATGGCGTCCTGATGTCCCACAACCTCCTCCAGAACAACCTCCTTCTGCTGATCTATGACCGTATGTCCTGCAATAGTAGAACAGAGCAGAAGCAGTTCCTCCAGAATATAACCATACAGAAACTTAATTCTGGTGGCAGGGGGCAGGGCGTCTTGATCAAGAGACTTATTAACATCATACCATATCTTTCGATCAGGCTTCCCTATGGCTGACAGCCGTAAGTAACCACGATCCTGCGGCACCTCATAAAGAAAATCTTTAATATGTACCTTCAGCATCTCCCCAAAGGCATCGATATGCTTGTCCACCTCTTCAACGTCCATGTCTATGGGTGTTAGATTAAACAACTCATAGATATCTTCAACAAGAGTTTCAATTGCTTTCATGTCATGAAAAGGGGAGCGTCGATCTTCAACGCCCCCCTATCTCCTATGTTATGTTAAAAAGGATCTGATTGGGAGGCCGTCTCTTGAACGTAGCCGCCCTCTACAGGAGTAAAGTCTTCTTCACTATCAACATACTCAATAAACTCTAATATTTGTACCTTGGAAAGGTCGGCTCCTCGTCCAGACTTTCCGTTAAAGTTCCAAGTATAGGGGATTGCCTTCACACTAATAACGCTACCATTAGCAATCCTCTTACCATCCCAAGAGTTACACTCAGCATCTATAACAATAGGTGCTTCTTTAGGCTCACCACTGGGCCAAATGGTTTTCCGCTTGAAGGTTACAAAATCATTACGACCATCCTTAGTTTTAATGGTCAGACCAGCCCCCTCAATAACAGGGCGATTCTCATCGTTCACATCTACATCAATACTCCAAATTGGAGGATTCCTATCATCTGAGAACTTGGAGTTAGGCTCTATCAGAAAAGCCCAGTTGCATTCCCCGGTGATGAAAATCGGATTCTCTTGTGGCATAGAACAGTCTCCTTTATAATGCTGCTCCATTGCAGCTATGAGTGAGGGTCATCCCTCTGTAATATTGTCTACTACTAACTAAACAACAAGTGTATTATAACACATCGTCTAGCAGGGTGTCAACACATTAATGCGTCTCTGCCCAATTATTTCCAACCTTGAAGTCTGAGTCAAGGTCACACCTGAAGTTCAGGATTTCTTTTGTGGCATACATAGCCTCCTTTGTTATTTTAGTAAAGCTTTCTATGTCTGGCTTGGCTACCTCAAACTGATACTCATCATGTACTGAGGCAACAAGCTTGGCATCAAGGCCATGCTCCCAGATCATCCGGTCCATCTCAACCAGCCACTGCTTACACACCACAGCCCCTGCTCCCTGTAGGAGGGTGTTCAGGGCGGCATGTTCATGCCTGATATGTAACATACGACCATCAAGGCCGGGTATCAAACCATTTGAAGCTGCTGCACCTATATCTTTACGTAACTTATTAAGTGCTGGCATATTTCTAAGGAACTTCCCGATAAGTTTCTGTCCGTCAGAAGAGTTACCATCAACAACGCTGCCTATCTTGGCAGGACCAGCCCCGTACAGGAATGCATAGATGAACGTCTTTGCCTGATCCCGGTTGCTTAGACCTGCTGCCTCCATGTTAGCTGTATGCACATCACCTGTCAGTACTTCAGCAGTAAATTTAGCATCGTTCATGTAGTGTGCAAGGCACCTAAGTTCAAGCCCACTGGCATCAGTACCTACAAGCTGATGGGTATCGGTGTTTGATACTGTCCACAGTTCCCGACATTCCTTTCCATAAGGGCTGTGGACCGATGGTACCTGAGCCATATTAGGTCCGTGATGTGCCATCCTTCCAGTAATAGTACGCAGGGTTAACACTCTGCCATGAACCCTGTCCTGTTCGCTGCATGCCTGTATCCATGCCTTTAGCAGGCCGGTACGTTTCTGTAGCAGGAAGTAACGGGAGAACATCTTCGCCTCTGGCATATTAATTGTATCAAGCACTGATTCATTAACAATAATATTACCCTTATCAGTTCTCTTCTTGGGCTTCCATCCCTTCTCCATCAGTCGTTCAGCTATCTGCTTACGACTTGCTATATTAAAAGGTATCTCCTTAGTCTTTGTCTTAAGCTCCAGAATAGTAGGTGGGAATATTTTATCAGCCTCTTCCTCAAGGCTATAGAGTTCATCCAGAAGCTTGGCTTCCAGTATCATTCCACCGGCTAGGTTAAAAGCAAAACCATTGTCTTGCTGCTTATCAATTATACTTCGAACGCTGCGCTCCAGTTCATAAGACTTAGATGAAAACTTCTTACCTTCATCTTTCAGATGCTTATCAACCTTCATGGTAAGAGAAGTGTCTGTGTAGCAGTACTTCAGCATATCTGAAGAGTACTGTGAAAAGTCAGTGAAGTCTCCCTTATGACTGCCAAGGAACTTACCCCATGCTTCAAGGGAATGTCCTCCTTCACGTACAGGATTATATAGTTGTGATCTGATAAGAGTATCTTCTATCTGCTCTAATTTAATATCAGAGCCGGTAAACTTATTAAGAATGGGAGCGTCAAAGCTGATACCATTATGCATAATAAAGGTATCTATTTTCTTTGACCACTCCCTGAACTCACCACACTGATCTCCTATCCAGTGCCTTGTCTGTCCTGTGTCTGCGTTCCTTGCTACGATACAGTGTATCTTGGTTGCTTTGATAGCATCTGTTTCAATATCAACTATCGCCCTTATCGCTCTCATATGTCATGTCCACCATGTATGCGTCTTCAACAGGAATGTGAAAGAATTTCTCGCCCTTCCTTATCTTATAATTGGATGCCTCCTTAACCTCACAGTCAAATAATGTATTACCATCAACATGCCATGCCATAGTACAGTCATGGTTGAAGACAACAAAAGTAAGGAGATCATTATAGCATTCAGACTTCCACTTGTCAAGCAGTCTCTTCTTTCTGTGTGGGATACACAACTCCTCCCAACTATCAGGCCACTTCTTATCCTTCCAAGAATACTTAACCTCAACTTCATAGAGGTGTCGGGGTAAGCCCGGACCTACTGTGGATACGATATCAAAGTAAGTTGTCTCATTAGAAGCTATATCGATATGATCCTTGGATCGGAGCCATCCAATCATAGCTTCTTTTGCTGCCTTATCCGCAATATCATACAATGTTTTATCAAACTTCTTACGTACCTCAGTCATTATACTTTCCCCTAAGTTAATCTTTAAAGCCTATCATCTGAGATTTATGCCCATAATCTTGACAAAGTTCTGGCATACTATCACAGTTAGGCCAACCGTCACACGCTAGGTGTTGATCATAGTCATCGTTTTGATCAATTGAATCTTGTAAAGATTCTATCTGATCGTGACTTAAAAATTTATGCCTATGAGTAAATAATTTAGTTAATCTTTCTAAATAATCTTCAACTGATTTATTGTTTTCTCCAACTTCATCATTATATAAATATGGATAAGAATGCCAAACATTTTTAAAATCTTCAGGGTATCTTGTAAATGATACTACTGAACCAACCAATTCTTCTGCGAACCTGTTCGTTATTGTTGACGAACCTCTTGTCTCGGGTCGGGAGATTAGGTTATAATTTCTATTTAAAATGATAAAGGTATATTTAGTTCCTGTGCTGGAGGAGTGCCAGCTAGGTATATTATTAACACTATCTAATGCATAAGGAAGATAAAGCCACCTGTAGTTTGAATACCAGAAATCTTTTTTATTCATCTTCGTTCTCCATAAAAGGATTGTCGATCTGTGTCATACGACCAGTAATATTATCATAGTGCAGGTGGGTTGCAACTCCTGTGTCGCCTGTGTACCTGTTCTTAAGGACACGGATGGTGGTGGTGTTGGCTTCCATGGGGTCGTCTGCCTGTTGGTTA